CAGTTGGCTTACGAACATCTAAGAACTCCTCTATTTCGGGGTGTGATAAATGTAGATATGAAGCATAGCTACCCCGTCTAGTTACACCTTGCGAGAATGCAAGCATTTCCGCATCTACAACTCTCATGAAAGGTATAGCACCAGTAGACTCAGAGCCTTTTGATGTTTTTGTTCCTGCTGAACGAACATCACTCCAAGTACCCCCGATACCACCTCCAAAAGATGATAAGAATGCATTTTCAGTAAAGTGGTCTGTTATACCCTCTCTACTATCATCTACATAATTCAAAAAACAACTAATAGGTAATCCTCTGCGAGTTCCCCCATTAGAAAGTACAGGTGTTGCGAACATGAACCAAAGGTTACTGACATAGTCATATAATCTTTGTGCATGGTCATCATCATCTGCAAAAGCTTCTGCTGCACGAGCGAACGCTTCCTGTGGTGAATTTTCACCAGGTATCATATATCTATCTCTTAGTGTTGCATGAGCAAACTCATCTAAAAGACTGTCTTTACTATAGTCTATCTTCACTGACATAATTTTCCACCAATCCTATAATTTCTTTTGCATGATGGAGAACTGCGCCCTCTACATCATAAGTTAAATCCATGAGTTTAATACCAATCTCAAGTCCTTCACTTCCGAACTCATTTAAGTTCTGTATGAATTTGTACTTTCCTTCGATTGGCAAACTCGCCATAATATCAAAAATATCTCCATATTGTTGAATTAACTGAGTGGCACGCTTTGGGCCGACTCCATCAACTCCTGGGACATTATCGCCTTTATCTCCTGTTAAGCACTTATAAGTAAGAAAGTACTCAGGGTCAAAGTCATAATGTTCATCCCAGTTATGGATAGTTGTTTCTTTCCTAGTTACAGTCGAAAAACGACTTATTTTTGGGTCAACTAGTAAATCCCAATCTTTATCTGATGATATCATCCAAATCTCGTCAAGACCTAAATCTTCTCGATTTTGGCAGATAAGAGCAGCTATATCATCAGCTTCTACTCCTGGATATTTAAGTGTAAGATATCCCTTACGCTTCAGCGTACTCATAGTAGTTTGAAACTCTGCTAGAAACATTTCAAATTCTTTTGCTTCTTCAGGAGTTTGTTCTGCATATCGTTCTTTACGATTTGCTTTGTATTCGGGGTATATCTCTTTACGATAGTTACTACCACCATCGCCAAGTATTACTATTTCCCCACAGTTATAGGACTTTGCCAAAGACTGAACTGTTCTTACATAATCATGCTCGAAGTCGTTGCGTCCTTGATGTTTCCATCGAAAAGCCAGATTGAGTCCATCAACAATCAATAAGTTCCCATTCGGGATCGGCTTTCCATGGCTCGTAAATTGTATCGCCATTTGTAAATTTTACCTTTTGTGTTTCTAAATATTTTTCAGCAAAGGTGACGTAGCACCCTAACCAGTTTATGTACATATGTTTTTTGTAAAGTGGCTTTCTTGTCGTTGCCACATACCATTGGGAGTGGTTTTCTTTGAATATTAGCAAGGGTTCTTGACCCATTTGTTCTGCTTGTTTACAAAGTTTACACCACCACCCAACGAATATATTACTCTTTTGAGTAAAAATTTTATGATTAAAAGCCATGTCCTTGTAGTGTTTGACCTCAATAGTAAACAGGTTGTGTTTGTGTGGCACCATTAAATCTCCTTTAACTTTACCACTACCACTTCCTGGTGTTTGAACAAAATCTTCGCCTGTTATTCTTTTCAACATAGCGGCAGCTTTTATTTCTGCATCGTGTCCCTTTCTTCTACTATTAACCAATCAACTTCTCCAAGTCTGTGTAACCTCCAATCTTTTCGCCATCTACAATAATCTGCGGAAATGTTCTAGCAGTTGGAAATAATGTTCTTACATCCCCTGCTTGAAACTCTTCTCCCATCATATTGTAAACTACTTCGTGTCCTTTTTGTTCTGCAAGATTTTTTGCTCTTACACAATACGGACAGTTAGGAATACTATAGATTTCAACTTTCATTTGATTTTTCTTCTGCTTCAATCATTTTATCTTTGATATCTACTTCCCCATCCCAGTTCTTATCTTTACCGATAAGTATATTCCACCATTTAGTTATGAATCTAAACATGATATATTATCCTCTTTAATTATTTCTATTTTTTCAAGTAATGGGTGAGTCCAACCATGAGATACTAAATATGTATTTAGTCTTTCTTCTTTGAGTAGAACTTCCACTACCTTTTCCTTGCCTTGCTCGTCTAAGGCTTGATTAACCTCATCTAAGAAAAGCACATTAATTTGACTTCTACTTATAGATGTCATAAGTTTTCGTATTGCAACTAATGTCGCAATGTTTACTCTTGCTAGTTCTCCACTAGATAGCGCGAGTATATCTATAATGTTTCCATTATCAGATACTTCTACATTTAACTTATCATTTTCTACTACGAAATTGATACTAAATCTACCATCTCCAAACTCTGCAAGATATTCATTTGTCATTAGCTCTAGTTCTTTTACTAATGATTCTATTTTATAGGCCAGTAGCCCGTTCGTAGAAAATGCTTTTTTAAGCGTTTCAAGTGCCGCCAACTGTTCTTCTTTATCTGATAATTCAGATTCAAGCTTATCAAGTTGACTTTGAAATTCGCTAGTCTGTTCGAGTATAATTCCAATTCTGGTGTTATGTCTTTCTCTTTTCTCATTTTCTTCTATTACCTCTTCCAAAGCAGATTTACTATGGGCAATCTTTTCACGTAATTCTGTAACTTGACTTTGAAGGTCGCTTTCGGCAACGATACTTGTTGTGAGTTTATGGTCGATAGACCTGTAGATATTTTCCCACTCTTCGATTTCTCTCTTTGCTGTCCTATGTAACGCATTTGCTTTCTCCAATTCATGTAACTTTGCCCTGTCTTTATCAGCAAAATGTTGACATTGCTCTGCTCTCTCGGTGTGTTCTTTTACCATTCTGTTAACAAAATTTATATCTATTTCTTGTTCACAGGTTGGACACTCCATATCTTCCATACCCGCTAGGGTTTCATACTTTTGCAACATTTTTTCTTCATGCATCTTTTCTGATTTCCAGGTTGCTGCTGAAGTAATATATTGTTTTAATTCAACTTCTTCAGGATGTTCTGCCAATAATCTTTTATACTCATGTAAATCTATATTATTAAGCTGGTGTTTAAGTTCATTATTAAAATTTATTTTTTTATTCTTTTCGGAGATATTTTCAATCTCTATTAATAAAGACCGTAAAGATTTCTCTTCTTCTTCCGAATAAAATGGTAAATCCATTTTCGATAGTATATTGGTATTTTCCAAAAAATTATCTTCTAACCATTTTGCGATTGTTGCAATTTTCGCATTGATAGTTGTAACTTCACTAGAATTTACCCTTACTGCTTCTTTGAAAGTCTCAAAGAACGATACATACTCGTCTAATTTTAAGAGGTCGATTAAGAACTTCTTACGGTTTGTATCAGTAGCAGTTAAGAACTGTAAAGACGCATTAGTATTCTGATAAACTAACTGTGAAAATGTTTTGAAATCAATACCAAGAACTTCTCCTAATGTTTTATAAGTATTAGAAGCTGTGTGAGAACTAATGTCCTCTCCATTCTTTGTTAGTTTACATTTTAAAGTAGCTCTACGAGATACGCTAATGCTATAATTGTCAGCGTCCACGGAAAAATCCAAAGTAATATCATAACCTTTGTTAATATACCTGTTCGCGATGTCTGCTTTTTTAACATTCTTACTATTTTTATTAAATAAAACTTCTTCTAGTATTAGAGGTATTGATGATTTACCTACACCATTTGTACCAACAAGTTGTGTAAGTGTAGACTTATCTAAGTCTATCTCATTATCTTCTCCATACGAGAAACAGTTATCCCACTTCAGTTTTTGTAGAATAATCATTAAAAACTCCCATTAATTTTTTTATTTTTGTATCATCAAGAGATAAGATTTCTTTTAAATACATACTTAGTTCATCAGAGATAGTCATTTCACTACTTAAACTTAAAGTAGCTTCTGTCTCTCTTTTGACAACTTTCTTGTCTAGTAAATCAGAGTTTTTGATTTGTGCTAAATCTTGTACATCTCCTTCTATTTCATAAATCGTATGATGAAAGTCAGTCTGTACCATTTCATCGGGACTTGTTACAGTCTTTCTGATTAATTGTGGTAAATCAAATTGATGCCATGTCCACTCCCAATGGTTAAGAGGGTTAATAACTAGATAACCCGTTTGGACTTCATTACGATGAAAAGATGTTGTCATTGGACTACCAGGATATACAATATTTCGTTGAGTATTCTCGTGAGCATGTAAGTCTCCAGCAAAGACAGTTTTAAACTTATCAAATCTTTCTAAATCTACTTCTGGGATAACATGAGGAGGTATCTCACCCCTCACATGAGTAAAGACAACAGCTGCGTCTATACTTTCTATACTACCCTTTCTATGCAAATCTGCATAAGGTAAGATTGCCCAGTCATCTTCGTAGTATGTTTCTGTAATAACCTGAACATGTGGGTTCAGTTCATTTGTTACTTTCTTTAAATTATCAAAGAAAGTTTTATTTTTTCTTGTGGCTTCGTGGTTTCCATCATAGATAATTGTTCTTACTTTACAGTTCTTTACAAAATCAAAGTATAAAGTAAGTTCATCCATGCTGGGGACTCGGTCAAACAAGTCCCCACCAATGATGTGAGTATTAACATTATGTTTATCTATAGCTTCTTGCACTTGTTCATAAAACAACTGATATCTAGTACATGCCCATGGTAGGGGTACATTCTTTTGTCCTAATTTAATATGCCAATCTGCTGTAAATAAAATCATGCTACAAAGTCATCTCCTGGTTGCCATTCACAACCTGTAAGACCGCCAGCTTTTATGCCTTGTAAAGTTCTAAGAACTTCTTCTGCATTTCTGCCTGTGTCTAGTGTATTTACGCTTACATGCTGTACTATATTATCTTTATCAATAATATAAGTGGCTCTATAACAAACTCCTTCGTCTTCATTAACTATTCCTAGTGCCGAAGATAAACCTAGTCCACAATCTGCGGCTAGTGAGTGTTGTATGTTTCCAATAAGGTCATTATCTTGTTTCCAAGCTAATTTACAGAACTCATTGTCTCCACTTATACCAATAACATTAGCATCTTCTACCAAGCAATCCATTCCAGAAATTTCTGTAGGACATATAAAGGTAAAATCTTTAGGGTAGAAGTAAATTACAGTGTATTCATGTTTAGTAGGTTGATAATTCTCATTTACTGATACTTTTACAAACTCATTTAATTGATTTACACCCTGCAAGTCAAATGCAGGAAACTTCTCACCTACGCCAATCATGATACGTCAAATTCAGAATCTACTTCTGATGGTGCGTTGCCGCCCTCAGAATCTGTGACTCTTCTTAATAGTTCTAGTTGAGCGTCTGCTGTAGGTCTAGGAAGGACATCGTCCATAGACTTTAGATTTGCAACTAAGTCTTTCTCCCAGTCCTCAAGTTCTCTTGGTTTACACTTAAGAACTTGTAATTGATATTCGACATTAAATACCTGTGGGCCAGTCTTCTTTCTTTTGAAATGGATATCATATCCTGTGACTGGGTCTGTTGGGTCTCCCAACTCTTCCATAGCTACTATCATTTGGTCGAATAGTTTTCTTTTTAAATTCAAAACTTTAACAGCTTTATCAGAGTAGTCTATACACTGAACAGCATAAGACCATCCACATTTTAAATCTGGGTAGAAGTCACGAACATGGTCATGTTCTTTGTTGTTAAAGGTTTCTGAATTACGGTCAAATGATAAACACTCCATAGGAATATTTTTACCATTCTCCCCTTTAATCCAATAGACATATCTAGGTAGTAAGTCACCTACCATTCTTAAGTGGTGGTCTTCTCTACCTGCATAGTTATAGGTTTCGATTTTTTCTTTTTGGGCT